GTCGGTTTCGAGGAGGTGGTCGGCTTGGGTGGCAGGGGCTTTTTTACACCAATGGCAGATCGGGTGGTCTCTGAGGAGGGCGGCTCTGGCTTCTCGGTATTCCTTCGAGTTGTATTCTTGCTTCTTCGTCATTGGATTCCGCCTCGACATGAGCATCGAGTTAGTCCCTTACCTTGGGGTACCCATCCGGTGGCGTCGCATGATCCACAGATTCGTGGCTCTACTGATTTACGTTTAGAGCCAGTTTTACTAGGTAGGGGATTCTTTTTAGGTTCTTCTAGTAGCGCCTGGTTTACCGACGCCTGGAATCCCGTCTCCGGTGTGGACAACGCTTGTGGATTTTGTGGACAGTCGTAGACGTAGGTGGCGGTCGACCAGCGTCCTCGGTCGTCCTGGTGTTTTCGGCGTTGGAGGTAGCCGATCGTCTCTAGTTCGCTGAGTGCGATCCGGACGGCGTCTCGGCCTTCTTGACCGTTGGCGGTGAGCCAACTGGCCGTCGTTCGCCAATTCTCCGGCATGGAGAGGAGGTAGATCAGGATCCCTCGGGCTCGCCACGAGAGCCGCTGGTCTCTGATGATTTCGTTCCCGAGGACGGTGTAATGCTTCTCCGGCCGCTTCGACCGGACGATCATAGTTCTCCCTCTTCCATCCGCCGGATCGTCTGTCGGGTCTTGCTGAGCTTCTTGGTGACTTTGGCGAGCTCATGAGTGAGGCGTTCGACTTCGGCTTGGAGCTCCTCGATTCGTTCTTGGGCTCTCATCTGAGCTACTTCGGCGTCTCTGAGTACGGCTATTAGGTGCTGGTCGTTCATGGTTTGCCTCCTTGTAGGACGATTCGGGCTTCTTTGATGTCGAGGGGCCGCCACACATAGACGGTGGCTCCTCCGGCTTTTAGGGTGGCGATCCACTTGTCCTGGAATTCTGAGAGGCGGCCGATGCTGGATTTGAGTTCGACAAAGATGACGCCGTGATCCTTATGAGCCATCACAAGATCCGGGAATCCTTTGTCGCCTTGGAGGGCGGTTCTCCAGCGTCCGGCCTGGTTTTGGACTGGCATCGGGTGAAATACCAGCCAGCCGAGATGTTTAGCGAGTTCGACGATCGCCGCTTGGAGCTGAGCTTCGCCGATTCTCATGAGCGGATTAGACATTGGAGCTCCTTGATGTCTCGGAGGGTCGGGTAGTGGACTCGGGAATACCAGATTCCTCTCTGCTCGTAGTGTTCGCCGATGTCGAGGGCGTCTCCAAGGGTGATCCAGCCGATGATCTGGATCGTGGCTTGGCCTCGGTGCCAGACCAGAACGTAGGGCGTCGAGGCGTCGTTCTTGAGTTGCTCGACGTGCTTCACAATGAGGTTGTTGGAGTAGCTGGTCGTCCGGACTTCGACGTAATCGCCGACGTCTTTACTGTCTCGGCCGTTCGGGCCTTCGCCAGTCCAGGGAAGTCCGAGGTATCTAGCTACCGCCAGCTCTCCTCGGGTGCCTTGGATGTTGTGCGCTAGGTGCTTCTCTCGGTTCTGTCCGGCTTTCATGTAGACATCCGACGAGCTCCTGCGGATCACGTTTGCCATCCGGCTCATCGCTTCGAGGATCGCTCGATCGTCCTCGGCTGGTGTGAGCTTGGTTTGGTACATCAGAAGGGATCCTCCTCGGTAGCTAGTGCGGTCTTGGCGGCGACAAGCTTGTCGATTTCTCGGGATGCGTCGAGTTTGGTGTTCGGTGTCGGGCCGGTGTATCCGAGGGCTCGAAGCTTGCCGAGTTGGGCCTTTGTGGGGCCGGTCGGTTCTATCTGAGCTTGGGAGCCGAGTGCGGCTCTCTCCGGGCGTTCTAGGGGCCTCTCCGGGCGTTCCGTGGGTTCACGTCGGGCGTCGACTTCGTTCTGTGAGGCGATCGCCTTGTCGATCCCGAATCCGAGATAGCCCAACGCTCTCCCAAGGGCGCTCGTGTGTCCGACCATCCACTCCGAGTCCCGTGTGTATGGGCTCTTACCGGGGAATGGCTCCCACGCTGATCCGGTCACGGGCCGAGGGTCGTCCGGTGTGAGGTAGACGGCGACCGAGAACACAAGGAAGGTTTGGCCTCCGGCAAATTCGACGGTCTGGTGAGGACATTCGACGACCCGGAGGTCGGGATACTTCTCTAGCGCCATGCGGAGCCGAGTTGGCACGTCGACGTAGCCGTCGAGGAATTTGGTGGTCATTGGTTCACTCCAGTCGGTGAGTTTTGCGGTTATTCCGCATCATAGACATCCGGTGTGGCACGTTTACCGCATTTGGCGGCGTTCCGCTTCGGTAGTGCCACCGTAGACTCCGGGGAGCTCCTTGTCGGGGAATGAGAGAGCGAAATCGAGACAGTCGATCCGGACGTCACACTCTCGACAGATCGCTTTAGCTCGCTTGGTTTGATCGTTGCGGCCTCGGCCGGTGATGAAGAGTTCGATCGGTTGACCTAGGCAGGCGGCTCGATGTCTCCAGGCCATCACCTAGTGAGCGCCCAAGGCCGCCAAGCGTCGCCACGAGCTTCGGAATAGAGCCAGATCGCTCGGGCGGCTTGGAGGTTCTGGAGAGGGTCATAAAGATCGACACATGAGTCGATGATTCCTTGGGCTTGGAGCCATCCGATTTCGTTGTAGCGGTTCGGGCGGCACCATGAGCCGGTGTGGATCTGGAGCAGGCCTCGGTCGTCATCTCGGGATGTGGCCGTAGGGGTACACCTCGACTCTCTCCACATAATTTTTAGAAGGCGGTCGAGCATGAAGGGATCCGGCGGCCATCCGGCCTCGACGGCCAACGGAGCCCATTCCTGGCACGGTGTATCCGGGAATACGATCGGCGTCGCTGGTTCGGTCGTCGAGGTCGTGGTGGAGCTCGTCGACGTTGGTGCCGGTGCCTTACTCGTCGAGGTCGTTGTGAAGCTTGTCGATGTTGGTGCCGTCACCTCCTCGGGTGGAGCGCCACAAGCGAAGAGAGCGCCGTAGGTGATAGCGGCGATCGAGACGAACGTCTTGAGGGACATGGTTTACTCCTTGCCAGTCGGAAGCAGGACGGGAAGGGTCTACCGAGTCGGAGCGGTGTAGTCAATTATTCGTCATCATCTCGACGTTTGCCGAGGGCTCCTCCGGCGGCGAGGCCGGTGAGAGCTCCTCCGATCGAGAACATGAGCGGCTCCAAGATCTTGAGGAAGGCGGCGTCGTTCGGAGACTGTTCGGAGGGCTGGTAGACGAAGAGAAGGCCGTAGAGGATGGCGATGACGGAGAATCCGAGGACGCTGGCGAGGGTGAGGATGAGGATGGCTCGGGTGCGAGCTTCGATCTCATCCGCTGTTAGGCGTCGCCGCTTCTTCGGTGTCGGCGAATTGGTCGGTGATGAGCTGTTCGATGCCATAGCGGAGCGCCTCGATGTCGTAGAGGTGGTCAGGTTTTGCGGGGCTTGCCGGTAGTTTGATTTCGTACTCGGGGGCTCGGCTTCTTGACTGGCAAGCCGCCAGAGTCAGGATCAGGATCGGGATTACTAGAGCTTTCATTGGACTCCTCTGAGGCCGAGAAGAGTTCCGTGAACGCTTGATCGACTCGCTCGGCGGAGTTCGCCATGTCGGGTGCTAGTTCGACGTGAGTCCCACGAGCCGCCCGGCCGATCGTGTTCTTCGTGTAGATGCGCCATCCGGAGAAGAGGCCTCCGGTGTCTCTGTCGCATCGGTATCCGGCTCCGAATCCCTCGGTCGGGATCCATGCGCCGATGTAATCATGAATCTCCTCCACCATAAATGTCTCTCTATGGCGGTAGATGCCTTCGATGATTTGGGCGAGTTGTGGCCGGTCGGCTCCGATGTCCAGCGCCCGGCCGGTTTGGTGAACGCTTCTCGACTGGCCGCCTCGGACGGTGCGATTCGCCCAAATTCCGAGGTTACGGGCTCCGGGGTTAAAGAAGAGAATGTAGTCCATGAATCGGACGGTTCCGGGTCGAGCTCCGGTGGCGAGGTCTCGGTTTCCGGTGTAGGGGCGGCTCATGGTGTCGGCTCCTCCCATTGGCAGGTGTCCGGGTTGAGGATGAAGCTCGGATCGGGTTGCGGTGGAATGAAGGCGTCTCGGCTCGGGTCGTAGGTGTAGCCGATTCCGGCGTAGTTCTTCCGGAGCGGTGTTCCGCCGTTGGCGTGTTGACCGCCGTGAGTGTTGTACGAGGTTTGGAACCAGGTGCCGCCGAGGCCGAGATCGACGGCGAGGAACTCATGGCCTCGATGTTCTTGGTCGTCGGGAACTACGAGGACTCGGATGACGGTGTTGGTGTCGTCGATTTCTGCGAAGTGTGCCATCAGATCGGATACCTCACAATGACGACCCCGGAGCCTCCGGCTCCCGATGAATACCCGGCGCTTCCGGGTATACCGCCGCCTCCGCCTCCTCGATTCGCTGTTCCTGCTGTTGGTGCGAGAGTCTGAGAGTATTGACGATGATAGCCACCATTCCCTCCGCCTCCTGTTCCTCCAGGGGCCGCCGAGACGCTGGTCGTGGTGTAGTTGTTGATTCCTCCACCACCGCCTCCGCCGTAGGCGACGGATGATCCGCTATACGAATTTGAGGTTCCGGCTCCTCCGGTGCCACCTTGACTACTTGAACCGTTACCGCCGTTGCCTGTATCTCCGCCTCCGCCACCTCCCCACGAGATGTCCGAGTTGACGTAGGTGCCTGTTCCACCTTGTCCCGTTCCGCCGCTGTCTCCGCCTAGACGGAACCCGTCATTAGCTCCGCCTTCTCCAGCTGTAGCGCTTAGTCCGTTGAAGCTACTGGACGAGCCGTTATTGCCATAGCCTTCATACGAGGGAACCGATGCTCCGCCGCCGCCTATCGTCACGGTGTAATTCCCGACGGTAACGGCTCCGCTTCCGGTGCTTACCTTGGCTCCGCCTCCACCTGCTAAACCACTACCGGCCGCTCCTGCGCCGCCGCCGCCGACTACTAGGTACTCGACGGTTGCCGAGCCCGAGTTCACGGTAAACGTGCCGGAGCTGGTGAAGGTGTGGATTCGATAGCCGCCGACTTCGGTGATCGTTCCACCGGTTGCGTCGAATCCTCCAGCTCCACCGGAGGCGACTGATCCATGACGTGCGGCGAGGAACATTAGGCGAGGTTCCCGAAGAGGAGCCAGGTGTCGGTACCGGTCTTGAGGAGGGTGGCGACGCCGTATTGGCCTCCGATTTCGACGGCTGATCCAGCTGAGTTGATGGTGACTCCGGAGCCTGCGGTCACGGTGACTGTTCCGGCTCCTAGTGCGGCTAGGACGATGGTCGTTCCGGTCGGCCACGCTACGGACGACTCCGGGGGGACGGTGAGCGTGATAGCTGAGGCGTTCGACAGCGTGACGATTTTAGCGACGTCGGTGAGGACGAGCGTGTAGGTGGTGCCGGTTTGGGCGTTGATGACGGCCAAGGCGAGATCGTTGACGCCTTCGTTCGTGGCGTTGTAGTCGGAGGCGGAGAGAACATCTCCGTCGACGTAGGCTTCGGACAAGGGATAGGTTGCCATTGTGCTCCTAGAGGGTGTTTGTCCCTAAGACGCCAAACTCGGTCGAGCCGAGGATGAATCCGGTACTTAGAGGATAGGCGGTTGAGAATTTGGTCGTCCAGCGTTCCGGTGTGATGTCGTGCTGGTGGCCTTGGATAGTGGTTCGGACGGTGAGATCGGTTCCGCCTGAGATCGTTTTGGTGACGATGATGGCGTCTCCGATTTCCAGGGCTAATGCTGGTTCGACTCGGTTGGAGTCGGTTGAGAGGTCGAGCGTGATCGAATCGACTCGAAGGCGTACCTCTTTACGGTAGTTGAGGACGCTGGTGGCTCGCTGGAGGGCGAGGGTGTTGGTTTCCATCATGAGGCCGGAACGGCTGAGGGAGCGGCGGAAGTATTCGGCGATAGATGGGGCGCTGGAGACGGTTTGGGCGGATCCTCCGTCTCGGGTGAACGTGACCTCGTTGTACAGCTCGGTTTCGTCGTAGTTGATGTCTATGTCTTGGTAGGCGATTCCGGTGCCGTCGTCGGTGAATTCGTAGGGGTTTGTGTTGGCGGCTAGTTGGGAGAGTTTGGTTCGGCTGTAATAGGTGGCGTTGCCGTTGTGCTCCATGAAGAATGCTCCAAGGTCGGAGGCGGCGATTAGTTGGATGGCGGAGAGAGCGGTTCGGACGGTGCCGGGATCGTTAAGGAGTTCGGTGTCTCCGAGATAGATGTCCCGTTGGGTTTGGGGCCAGTTGAGCTCGTCGAGGATCATTCCGATCCGTTCGCCGGGGAGGTCTTTATTTGCGGCTCCGGCGACGTTTTCGATGTTGGCAAGCTGGAGGATTCGGAAGCCGTCGACACATTGGACGGTGACGATGGCATAGGGGCTGGACTGGTCGGGCCAGGTGTAATCCCATGAGACGATGTAGCCGGAGAATAGGTAGTAGCCGGTTCCGTCGTATTCGGTGTGGATTTGTATCTGCCTCATCGGCTTTATTTGGCCGTAGTAGGGGCCGGACTGGTTCCCGGGGTTCCAGTCGCCGGTCGTGTCGAGGAATTGGACGGTGGCGGAGCCGGGTAGTGATTCCTCGAACACTCGATCCCGGCCGTGTCGGATCGAGATCCGTTGGACGGTGGAGGTCACGTCGACGATTTCGACGGTGGAGGATCCGAGTTCATTGTAGCCGAGACGGCCGTGTACGGCGTCGCCGAGCTGGAACACGGGGCCGAATGAAGCTCCGACTCCTAGCCGGATTTCGACGGTCGGAGTGGCCGGTAATCCCATTAGGCTACGTTCGAGTAGACGAGCTGAGCGCCGTTCCGCTGAGCGTTAACTAGGCCTCTTCGGACGGTTTCGATTAGGTCTCCTTCGGAGATAACGGAGCCGCTGACGTTGATGGTGACGCCGCCTCCCATTCCGCCGAGTCGGTCGAGGGGCACGATCGCTTCGGGGCCTGCTTCGCCGATCATGGCAAGTGTCGGCCGGTTGACGATTCCGCCTTCGGCCATGAATGGGATCCCGATTCCCGGGGTTCCGCCGAAGAGGCCGCCGCCGAGGAGGGTGCCTTCCGTCGGTAGGAGGCTTTGGATAGCGTCCTTAATGATCCCGGGGGATGCTTTGATGCCTCGGACGATGGCGGCCACGATTTCCTTGCCGATGTCGACCATCTTGTCAAATACACCCTTAAATGCGTCGAAGATCTTGCCGGGCATGTCCTTAACGAAATCGACGATTCCGCCGAGGATTTTGCCTCCGAGTTCGAGTCCCTTGTCGAACATTGCGGAGACAAGATCGGCAAAGATGCCGGGGAGCTTCTTGATGATCTCCGAGACAAATAAAGCGAGTCCGGCCCACGTTTTAGGTAGAAGCTCGGCGAGCCATGAGAGGAGAGCTCCGGCGAGCTTGAGAGCTTGGGCGGTGAGCTTCGGGATGGCGTCGGTCACGATCCATTCGAGGATTTTGGCGAGGAATTTGCCGAGCTCCTGGAGAGCTGGCATGATCCGAGGAGCGATCCAGTCGACGAGAGCGTTACCGAGCTCGATGAGCTTCTCGACGAGCAGGGGGACGCCGTCGTTAATGATCCAGTTAGCGAGATCGCCGAGCCATTCTCCAAGCTTTTGGAGTGCTGGTTTAATTCGGGGGCCGATCCAGTCGACGAGAGCTTGGCCGAGTTCGCCGAGCTTCTTGAGCCACACCGGGATTTGGTCGCCGACCCAACTAAGGAGAGCTCCGCCGAGCTCCTTGAGCTTCTCGATCACGACGGGGATCTGTTCGCCGATGAGACGGCCGATCCCTCCGATCCCTTCGCTCTCGAACACTTGAGCGAATTTCTCGACGATCGGGATGATCTTCTCGGCGAAGAATGAGAAGAGTTTGGTGGCGATCGGGAGGAGGACGGTGCCGATGGTGGTGGCGGCGTTCTGGAGTTGGGCTTTTAGGATCCGTTGCTGGTTAGCGAGCCCGTCGGAGGTTCGAGCGAAATCGCCTTGAGCGTCGGCGGTCTGCTCATAGATTCGCTTTTGGGCGGCGAGGATCTTTTGCTGAGCGGTGAGAGCTCCGTTCCCGTCATAGATGCCGAGCTCTAGGGCGGCTTGGCGGAGGCTGGCATCGTCGAGGAGGACTCCGTAGCGGCGGAGGGGCTCGGATTCGCCTCTTAGAGCCGCTCCGATCGCTCCGATGGCATCTTCGGGGCTTGTGTTGTTAAATGAGGCGAGATCGGACGCTAGGGCCGTGAAATCGTTGGAGAAGTCGGAGAGGTCGGTTCCGGTGAGTCCGGCCGCTTTACCGAACACTCCGAAGGTTCCGGCGGCGTCTAGGACGCTTTGCTTCGACTGCCCGAGAGCTTTGGCGGCGGTAGCGGCGAAGGCTTCGACGTCTCCAGCTGAGTCGCCGAAGATTTCGCCGATTTTGGCTTGGGATTCGGAGAGGTCGGAGGCAAGGTCGATGGCTTTAACGGCTCCGACGCCTGCGGCTATCGAGACTCCGGCGACGGCTTTGGCGGCGGTTTTGGCGAGGTCTCCGAGCTTCTTAAAGCCACGCTCGGCGGCTTGGATTCCTTTGTCGGAGAATTCGGAGATGATGGGGATGACAACGGCCATTAGCGGAGCTCCTTGCTCACGAGCTTCTCGACGTTTTTAATGAGATCTTCCATCTGGTCGGTGACGGCTCCGACTTTGGTTTCGGCGACGGGCCACATGACTCGGGCTGGGGCTCGGCTTTTGCTGGTGAACGCTCGGCCGAGTTTGTTATCGGTGGCGTCGCCTGCGAATTCGTAGATGGCGGCCGCCGGGTTCGACTGGACGACCTTGATGACCGATCGGGATCGAGCTCGGGTGTCTGGTTTCGCTCGGACGCCTTGCCGGGCCTTGGTGACGGTGAACGGGAAGAGCTTGCGGCCTTTTTGGCTCCAGCTTCGTCGGGTACCGGACGGGATCATCGTGTCCGTGTAGTTGGCTTTAGCGGCGTCGACTATTGGAGCGGCGATCCGGCGGACTTCGGCGTTAAATTCCTTGCGAAGTTCGGGGTCGATCTTGCGGAGCGTCTTAATCGCTTCTTTAGCTCCTTCGACCCGGACGGCCATTCTTCCTCGATTCGTTAATTATGTGGATCGCCGTCGTGAGATCCTCGACGTCAAACTCGATGTGAGGGGGCCACCAGCCGGTTTCGACTAGAAGCTCGGCTAGTCGTCTCCGGTAGGTGTCCCCTCGGTAGGGTTTACGGGGCCGTCCTGGACGACTTCGATAAGGTCTAGGCGCTTAATGAAGTCGTCGAGAACGGCTGGGACTGTGATTTTTTGAGCTTTACACGCTTCGTGTGCCATGAAGGCCAGATCCTCTATCCCGATGCCGTTACCGAGGTCGGACGCTTTCCTCTTAAAGCGTCGCTCCCAAGCGACGATCGTGGCAAGTGTGGTGTCGACCTCGACGGGGCCTTCGCCGATGTCAATTCGGATCTTGATCTTCATGTCGGAACTCCTTGGATTAGCTGGTCGCTCGAGCCCAGGTGCCGCCGGTAAAGGTGACGTCGATGGACGAGAGCTCGGCAACGGTGGCGTTAATGACCGGAAGGTTAGCGAGGTATGCGCCGGTCACGGTGTAACTCGGATTCGAGGCTCCGACGGCGGCGTCGCTCGGCTTGAGCACGATGGTCGTGGTAGTGCCGACGAGCGCCTGGAGGGTGTCCTCGACTTCTCCGGTTCCGTAGGAGATGAAGAGGGTGAGGGTGACGTCGACGGTTTCGAGGCCTGCGGCGAAGCTGTGGCCGGACGCTCCGAAGGCGGTGGTCTCCAGCTGGTCGTAGCCGACGACGATGGACGCCGAGGTACATTGGTCAGAGAGGTCGACCGAGTTGACGGTGACGCTCGGGTTACTGAGGTAGGTGGTGGTAGCCATTGGGAGCTCCTTGGTTAGTTACGCCTGGAGGCGATTCGGATAGTGAGGTCGTAGCACGGAAGAACCTGGCCGCCCACGTCGAGGGAGCCTGGTCGTCCGTCCTGGATCGGGAGGGTGGAGTTCATGAGAACGTCGACGACGGTCATGAGATAGTCGGAGGCGTCTTGGTTTCCGGGTGGTGGTGCCAGAACGGACACTCGACACGTGAGGTCTCCGACGTTGTAGGTGAAGCTCGTGAACGTCGGCGGCTCGATGTAGACGCTCATCGGCCGAACATTCCTCGGGTCAGTAACGACCTTGTAGCCGAGGTCAGTAATGGTCGTTTTCAGAGCGTTAATCGCTTCGACAAAGATGCCAGACGCCGCCATCAGGCCACCTGCGCCCGGTTGACGCCAAGAAGGCGATGGATCTGGCCGAGGCTGAGAATCGGTTGGCCTGCTCCCATGTCGGAGAAGCTCGCATAAGAGTCGACTGAGCCACGCTCACGGTACAAGACGGCGGCGTACATGATCGTCCCGAGCTTCACATCCCGAGAGGGGACGGTCGTGAGGGAGTCCGAGTAGCCGGACGCTTTGCGACGGCGATAGCACCAGTCATTCGAGGCGTTAGTCGCTGTCGTGAGGAAGGCGGTGTCGTTCGCTGTAGCTGAGTCAATGCCGAGCCATTCTTGGACATCGGCTACGACGATCCAGGAGCATTGCTGAGTCCAGGTGATCGTACCGTAGGGGCTGACGGCTTCACGCTCGACGGGGTCTCCGGCGTTCTGATAGAGAGCCTGGTTCGGGATGATGACGTCGTAGTTAAAGAGGAGATCCCCTTCGTCGTCGACTCCCGTAAATTCGTAGCTCTCGGTTGAGATGACGGTGACGGTGCCGTTAAAGCCAGATCCGGCGTCGGCGACGGTGATGAGATCGCCGACCGTGATGTCGGTGCTCTGAAGAGTCTGAACTACGGCGACGTTGTCGAGCCTCTGGTGGTGAGTAATCGAATACGTTGCCATAGTCCAGACTCCAGGGGATCAGACAAAAGCCGCTTTAATGAATTTCGTCGAGTCGATCATCAGAGTTGCGAAGTAGCCTCGGAACTTGATGAAGCGGCTCAGCGAGCCGTCGGCGGCCTCGACCGAGATGGCTCCCTTCGGCTGTTCGTAGATCTCGAAGCCGTCCGGGTGGCCGATGGCGAGGGTACCGGCGGCGAAGTTGCGGTCGACAACAATCTGGAGGCCGAAGGCGTTGCCAGCGGTTGAGCCTGGTGCCAGGTTCCCGTAGGCGTTCATCGGGCCGACCTGCGGGAAGAGGGGGCGTCCCTGGCCGTCCTCTAGCTGGCCGAGATCGGCCCAACGGTCGGGAGCTAGGAAGAGGTGAGTCGGGAGCCAGCCGGTCGAATCGGTGAGGATGTCCGAGGCGGCGGTGTAGATCCAGGTGACCCACTCGGTCGGGTCGGCGATGTTGGCGACCGTGAAGTTGTTGGTGTTGGTGGTGCCGGTGATGAGAGCGTCGGCGGCCTGGTCGTCGGTCTGGTTCGCATAGATGCGAGCCATGTCGTCGATGAGCAAGCCGAGGACGGCCGGATCTGTCCAGTCCATGTCCTCCTCGGAGAGCTGAACATAACCGCCAAAGACGGCTTTTGTGACCTGGTTATCGGAGATGACGAAGGTGCCGGAGTCGAGTGCGACGTTTTCGCCGTTCGAGGCTCCGATGGTCGTGTGGGTCGTGACCTTCGGGCGGCGGAACACCTTGCCGCCTCCCGGCATCGCCTTCGTGCCGATGGCGTCGATGACCGGGCGAAGGCCTCGGAAGCCGTTGTAGGTGGCTCCGACGATCGGCTCCGGGAGAATGCCTGGTGTGTCTGCGGTGGTGACGTCCGGAGCGGCCGCCTTGATCTGAGCGTTAAACTCGGCGAATTCGGATCCTCCTACGAGGAATTTCGAGACGTACTCGGCCGCTGACGGCATCGAGAATTTCTTGGCGGTGGCGTACTGGACGGGGGGGATCGGGGTCGTGGCCTCGATTAGTTCGGGTGATTCGGGCATAGCTGAGTCCTCCTCGGGCTCGGGGTATTGGGGTTCGGGTTCGTCGGCTTCGGTTTCCTCTTCGGGTGCCGAGGCGGCGACTGAATACACTCGGGCCTCCTCGAAGGCTCCAAGCGTGACGAGGCTGAGTTCGTGCCAGACCGCCGAGCGGACTCGCATCACTCCATCCTTGTCGAAGGTGTAGTCGACGGGCTCCACGCCGACGCTCACGGCGTCGAGGGCTCCCATCTTGAGAAGCTCCATCGCATCGTCCCCGGCTCGGGTGGCGGCGATTCGAGCGGTGAACATCATCCCTTGGTCAGTCGAGACCCGTTCGGTGACGAGGCCTCGGATCTGTGTGAGGTCGTGTGATTCGATCAGTTTGGGCGCTCGGCCTTCTTCGGGGAGTGATCCCTTCTCGAATAGGACTCGGGTTCCCATGCTGTCGGTGCGAGCGACATTCCAAGGGACGGCGAGGCCGGTAATCGACCTCGACGGGGGTTGATCGGGTGCGGCGGCGTCGATCGTGAGATCGGCGACATGGAGGCGGATCATACGCTGGCTCCTTGCGGTACGGCGGCTGGTTCTTGGACGATTTCCTGCTCGGCTTTGCCGAAGATGTCGGAGGTGTCGAATTCGACGTGACGACCTCGGGGGAGAATGTCGTCCATCGAGAGACGTTCGGCGATGGCGGTGGCGTAGGGTTTCGCTCCCCAAATCCACAAATCGACTCTTTGCTCTTGGGCGTTATTGTACGTCATGCCGCTCGACGTCGGAGCGGAGACAAGGTAGGCAGGGACTCCAGCAAGACGGGAAAGCTCCAGGGCGGAGTGTTGCCGTGCTTCGGTGAGCTGGAGTTTTTGAGGGTCGCCGGAGAATTCGACGTACTTGACGGAAGCGTTGAGAGCTCCGATCGCCGACTTATTGCGAACATTCGACCAGGAGGACGCTAGCTCGGCAAGCTCTTCGCCGCTGAGCGGTTCAGATCCTTCGGTCTGCTGGAGGTATCCCATAGCGACCTCGGTAAGAGCGAAGCGTCGGGCGGCCTGGTCGAGACGTAAAGCGATGTCGATCGTTCGGGAGCCGGTGTAGATGATGCCCTGGTCGGGTGCTAGGAAGAATACGACTCGGCTCCGGTCGAGTTCGACGCCGTTAAATTCGACGGCGGCCGGGTTCCCAAAGTATTGCGGCGGAGCGTTGTCCGGTGTGGTGATGTTGCCCATCGGAAGCCATTGGAATTTAGACGGGAATCCGGTCGAGTAGCGATCGAGGACGTACCAGCAGGCCGCTCCGTAGAACATGAGATCCGAGACGGTTTGGGCGATCATGAATTGGCGAGTGACTCGGGGATCCGGGCGAGTCATCCACGATTCTCCCTCGACGTAGATCTTCTCGTAGTCCTCGCCGTTCCATGCGAGCGTGTATTGCTTAAGGTCGAGGCCTCCGACCATTGTCGTAAGCATGGATCGAGATCGAGTGATCGTGGGGATGGACAGAGCTCGTTCCTCGGCCGTTCCGACTGAGTAGCCGAGGAACGAGCCGTACTGTCCGGCCGCTCCTGCGGCGGCTTTAACCGGCACGGTGACGGCGGCCGGTGGTGCGGTTCTACGGAGGATTCCCATTCCGTCTCGTACTGTCTCACATTGTGAGACGCTTGTCTAGGATTTAGCGATGCCGATGGCGGCTCGCCGGTTTGGTGCTTTCCGGGAGGCGAGAGCGGCCGACCATACGAGCGTCCGGCAAAGCTCGATCGGGCCGGGTGATTTTTGGGAGGAGAGGACGATCGTGCCGGAGGTCTTGCCGAGGACGGCTCTGGAGACGTGCTCGGTGAGTTGGATCTGGCCGGAGTGGACGAGCTTGCCTTCGAGGATCATGTTCCGGACGAGGACGGTGTACTTTAGGAGCTCGCCGTAGCCGACGGTCTGAGTTCGACGGCGGTAGCGGTCGGGTGTGTGTATGTCCAGGGTCGGTGTGACGCCGAATTGGACATCGGTGTCCTCCAAGACTCGGTCGACCTCGATCCAGAGGGCGTCCTCGGTTTCGACGACAAACTCGACGACGACTTGGACTTGGCCGTCCGGTCGGAGAGCCGCTCGGACGCCGACGTAACGGGAATCATCGACGGAGCTGTCGACGGTGAGAGTTCCGCCGGGAGGCATTGGATCGGCGGTCTGTTGGGATTCCCAAGTGCCGATCGGTAGCCACGCTTGGGAGCTAGCGACCCATTGGTTAAGGTGAGCTCGAAGGAAAGCGGCTCGATCCGGGGACTCGGCGGCCGCTTCGAGAGCTTCGATCCGGACGGTGTGGCCGAGAGCCGGATTAGCCCAAGGCCACCACTCTCGACCCCAACCGGAGCCGGGTGGCGGTGACCATTCGGCGAAGTAGAGCCGGGAGGGTCGGCCGGCGTCTATTGAGTGGATCGCTTGCTCTCGGATCTTGAGCATGGCCGTCGAGGACTGGTCGCCGGCCGTTGACCACATGGAGAGCAGGGGCGATGGCCTAGCGAGCATCGTCGGGCGGAGAGCGTCGAAGATGACCGTCGGGGAGATCTGCCAAAGCTCGTCCACGAGGACGAGATCGTTCGAGGCTCCGTGTTGGGAGCCGGTGGCGGCGACGACTCGGATCGTAGAGCCGTCCGGCATGATGAGCTGTTCCCGGCCATACGACCAGAACGCTTTACCTCCGAGAGCTTCGAGGATCGGAGCCAGCTGACGGAACATGGCGGAGGAGCGGTCGAGCTTATTGGCGACCAACATGACCGCTTGGGCTTCGCCTCGTATCTTCGGCATCTCGCAAAGCCACCAGCCAGCTAGCGCCATGAGCCCAACGCTCTTGCCTTGCTGACGTCCACAAGTCACCAGAGCCTCGGTGTGGCAGAGCAGACCGTCGGAATGTTCGAGCTGACCGTCGATCACGAGCCTCTGCCAGTCCATGAGCTCCTTCCGGAGATGACGTTCCGCCCATTCGGCTACCAGGGGGCCGAATGTCTCAGAACTAAGACTCGGCGATCTGAGCCTCGGTTCGATCCTCCCAACTAGCGGCAATTCCGTCGGAATCTGTCCAGATTCGTCCGAATCCCCTCCCCTGGAGAGAGAGCGAAGCT